AATCCCTGGAGCAGAGCCTCCAATGAAGTAAGTGTTAGCAAACGAGTTTACGTCTGTGACGTTTGCTGCAACCGTGTTTACGTTAGCGATTGAACCAGCGACTGTGTTGACGTTTGATATTGAACCAGCTGTTGTATTTACGTTACTTATTGAACCCGCCACTGTTGTGACGTTTGCATTATTGGTTGCTACAGTAGTTACGTTTGATGCTATTCCAGCAACAGTTGTGACATTTGCGTGTATGTTTGATACGGCAGTTACGTCTGAGGATATTGATGCAACTGTGGCAATGTCGTTGTTTTGTGTAGCAATCGTGTTGCCCATACCGTTTCCGTGAACAGTACAGTAATAAAGAAGACCTGATGCTGGAGCATTGTTTGGTACAGCAAATACAACTGTTGCACCAGCTTGACCAGCAGTTCCATTTACAGTTACGCCTGTTGTGTAAGACGAAGACCCGTTCTTAAATGCTAGTGGGTGTCCATTGTTAGTGCCATCGCTCACGTCGAAGGTGTATGTGAAACCACGGACAAGTGTTAGTGTTGGTTTGCTTGCGCCGTCTATGTAAAACACACCACCAGCGACTGTAACAACAAACGTCTGTGTGCCTGAGAATATACCAGCAACAGTGTTTACGTTGGCTATGCTGCCAGCGACAGTAGTGACGTTAGAATTTATACCAGCGACACTATTAATGTTAGTTGCGTTTGCGTTGACGGCATTAATGTTCGTAGCATTTGAGTTTACGGCAGATACCGCAGACGATATTCCAGCTACGCTTGTGACGTCAGACGAGATTCCAGCAACTGTGGTTACGTTCGCATTGTTGGTTGCAACCGTTGTTACGTTGGCTTGTATTCCAGCTACTGTCGTTACGTTTGCATTGATTCCAGCAACGGTGTTTACGTTAGTTATGTTTGTAGCTGTGGTGTTGACGTTCGCAATATCTGTTGCAACGGTGTTGATATTTGCAATTCCATTGGCAACTGTGACTACATTTGTAGATGTCGCCCAGAACTTTGCTGAATACTCTCCTGTGTTTCCGACTGTGCTGCTTGTCTTGATAGCCCAGTCCTTGGCAGAACCAGTGGTGGTGTCTACACCAGTTCCGCCAAGAGCGTAGGCCTTCGAGGAGAACTCTGCGTTGTCTGCTGTGCCGTCTGTCTTTGTTGCCCAGTCTTTTGCGTTACCGCTGTTAGCTGCGCCCGTTACACCTGTGCCTCCAATAGCCCAGGCTTTTGCACTGTATTCTGAACCCGTTATGGCTCCGTCTGTTTTTATGGCATAGGCTCGTGCTTCGGAAACATCAACTATCTTTGTTGTGTTACTGCTCGATGTAAAATTTGACTCGCTAGAAAAAGTTTGTCCTGAAGTTAGTCCGTGTACGATGTATACGTCTTTGATGCTGTCTGTTACTACGTCAAAGTTTTGATATGTTGTTGATGTACTAAATGTGCCTGTGACGTTGAAGAATGTTGTAATGTCCTGATAACCAGTAGATGCGTTAGCAAACTGGCCTACACGAACTTGTATCTTGTCTGTGGCTGGGTCGAATCTAAACTCAAAGTTACTGGAACGAAATACACCTGATGAATCAAAAAGGTCGGCAATCATGTCAGGAAGCGAGCGAGTGCCTTGCTCAACATTCTCCATGTATGTGTCTAAAATGTGTTCCCCTGTTTTAGAGGAACGGAATCGTATCTGTTCGCCTGTTGGTTGAGTTTGTGCCATTAGTTGTAATACCCCAAATCTTTCATCAACTGTATTAGTTTTACTTTAGTAATCTTATACTTGTCGTCCTGACCAGCTTTTTCTAAGGACTCAATTTTTGTTTCCAATTTAGCTATGGTTTCTTCCATAGCTGTCATCTTATCCTTGATTGACTTGTATTCAGACGTCCTTGTCTTGTTCATTTCCGCAAGCTCTAATCCCAAGAGCCTGTCATTCTCCTCCACCAAGTCAACTATCTTCTTGTCTTCAATGGAGGCTTTGAGTGCGTCTACCTTGCTCATTGTCCTTGCCTCTCTCTTAATGGAATGAGGTTGCCCTTCTGAACTTCTTGCTGGACGTTCTCATTCGGTTGTACTGATGCACCTCGCATCTTTTCCATAAGCTGCATTTGCTGAGATGGGCTTGGGCCTTCTTGTGCCATCTGGTCTTTGGAGATACGGAATCTGTCCATATCTGTAATGCCCATAGCTCTAATGGCTTCTTCAGCAATCTGACCAGCGTTGTATTCCATGTTCAAACCTGTCTGCGCCATAATCTGTAGCATGTTCATCCATGTCTCAGCATTACGTGTTGGTTCGAGTGGTAGTGTGCCATCAATCACAAGGTAATCAATATCGCCTTGTAAATCTTTTTGTACGTCAAAATCGAGATAGCCGTCATCTACCATAGATGCTAGTTGGTTTGGCATTTCTCTTTCGTCTACCTTGACTGAACCTTCCATAGACAGACTGTCTTGTATGTTAGCAACCATCATCCGTACCATAGGTCGGATGGTGGTGGCAGACATTACACGTGCTAGCACACCAAGACGTTGTGAGCCCAGTTGTGTTAGACGCTGTATTTCTGTCGCCGTTCGGATGCCGTCTGATGTTGGCATACCTTGTTGTGCGTCGGATGCTGCCGATACTCTTTGCTTGAGTTCTGCCATAGCAGCAATGTCGTTGAAGTGACCACGGGTTACGTCTGGAACCTGTGCAATAAATACACCGTCCCCAGGCTTTGTCCCTGGCAATGTTCTGACAACACCCCAAGGATTCCTGTCGATTAGGTCAGGAACACTTACTTGTGTTGGGTCAACAAATATGAGATTGTTGAGCGCTGCACTAATGTTGTCGATACGTGAACGCATCAGGTATGTAGCTATATCGTGCATCGGCAATATAAGGTCGTAGAGTGATTGACCATACGTCTTGTGCGAGTCTTGATATAGACCACCGATAACAGCTGGCATCTGTCTGCCGTATGGGTTGAGCTGGAATCGGATGACCACGTTCTCGTCTAGTATTGTGATGACTAAGAATATCTGGTCGATTGTAGGTATGTTGATTTCGTGACCAGATAGACGTACCCACGCCTCGTCTACCACTCGTGCGTCGCCCAGTGTGAAGTATGCGTGGTCAAATCTTTCTCTTTGGTTTGGTGCAGACGGGTCTATTGATAGACCTCTGCCTTCTTCCCTATGAAACTGGTGTGCGTTCCAAGCGTTTCGTGGTGGTGAAATCTTGTGACGTAGAGCTGGGAACATCTTTAGCTTCGGGTACATTCCACTGTATAGAAGCGAGTTAAAGCTGACGTAGTCTGAGAAGACTATGTACTGCATGTTGTCCCAGTCACCCCAGTTTACTCGTGGGTCTGGGAAGCAGCGCCTTGGGTCAAAGTTAATCATACGATTTTGATTTGTCCCAGAGTCCCAAACTATTTTCGTAGGAGCGAACCCGTAGCGTATGCTATCAAGGAGAAGTTGGGCGAGACGTGCTTCACCAGCCGTCCTTCGCATCTGCTGATGCAATACTCTTTCCAGAATCATAGATGATTGTCTGGACTTTCTGTTGAGACCTTCAAGCTGAAACATTGGGTTTCTGCCTGATAGTGCTGCCATCAAGTATGTGAGAACTGTATCGGCGATAGCTCTGGTATCGGCGATTACAGCTTTTTCTCTGAAATCTGTAGCGTCTGGTGGTACGTAAACATCATGGGCTCGGTCTGCTTCCGTCCAATGGTCGTACCTTTTTCTGATTTTAAAGTAAGACATATCGACCATAGACTTTACATAGTCTACGATTCGTCTTTCTTGCTCGTCTGACAATCGGTGAGATATGTCTTGATAGTTAACTAGGTCTTCTGCAAATTCAGAAAGGTCAACAACCACACCTTCATTCGGGCCTGATACATACTCAGCGTTTCTGTATCCAGAACCAGAATTTATTGTCGTTCTACTTTTTGGGCCACCTACACTCATAATCTAAACTATACTTTCTGTTATTAACTTGGTCGTCCTTAAAGACCCCAACCTTTCCATTCGTGTGCTTTTTTATCAACTTTTCTAGTCAGGGAGTCTCCAAGAGCTTTTAGGTTAGCATTGTTCAATGACTGTGAAGCATCTGTGTGTAAGCTCCAAGCATCGGGCGAAATGGATGTTCTTGACAGAACATCAACAGCTATTGTCATAGCATCAACTTGGTCATCATGGTTTCCTCCAGGGAATGTTACTGTTTCGTCTATGAATGAATCTAACCATTCTGCCTGTTCTGGAATAAAAATTCGTCCCCCTTCTATCAAAGGCAGTATAGCGTTGACTCTGGCTACCTTGTCATGGACTACTTTGTAAGGGATTACAGACATACCGCTTTCACGTTTTAGTTCTTGTAGTATGGATTGACCAGAGGCTTTGTCTTCTATGTACATGGCTCGGAGTCCTTTGCCTCGCCACTTTGTGTTTAGACGGACTAGCATTTGCTTTAGTTCTGGGAAATCGTATTTGCCTCGTATGATGTCTACTATGTATATGTCGCCGTTCTTGTCCATGCCAGCTACCACAGCTACGCTGTAGTCAGCTGTTTCTGTTTTCTTGAAAGCTGTGTCGACACCGATTACTAGCGTCATAAAACTTTCTGGTGACAGGTCTTTGGGATACTTTTGCCACCATTCTGTCTTGATAATGTTACCGCCCTCAATGTATGGGCGCTGCTGGTATAGAGATGCGAACTCTCTAGGGTTGAGACGTTCACGTCGCTTGAGGTCTTCGAGTGTAAAACGTTCAGGCCACAAAGATTCCTCTTCGTGAATATCGACTGTACGCTTGCCAGGGGCGAGTTTAGTTAGTTCCCCTGGTTCGATGTACCTAGAATCGTCTTCTGGTAGCTCACGACGGCTTATTTTGCCACTACGGACTGTTTTAATTGCTTGGAAGTTAACGTGCTTCCATCTTCCCTCTGCCCAGTCTTCTGTTTGTTGAAGGCGTCCAGCTAGGTCGTCGGGATGCCAGCGTGTCAGGATTACTATTTGTTTTGGTCTCGTGCCGTTTTGTTCTGGTTGGAGACGTGTGGCTAGTGCTGATGTGTAATAGTTCCATGTCTTGTTGCGCTGGGTCATAGACTCGGCGTCTTCACGGGATTTTACTGGGTCATCCACTATGAGAAGATTGGCGGGACGACCAGAGGTCGTACCCCCAATACCTACAGCAAAGTATGCACCGTTATCTTCGGTACGCCATACGTCTGCTGCTCTACTGTCTTGTGATAGTTTGAAGTCAGGGAAGGCTTGGGGTATTGCTTTGTCTTCTACCACCCCACGTATCTGTCTGCCAAAGTCTGTGGCGAGCTGTGAGTTGTAGGAACAAGACATAACGTAACGAGATGGGTTACGAGCCATGAAATATGATGGGAAGAATATTGTGCCAAAGGTTGATTTGGCGTGACGTGGTGGCATTGTGATGAGAAGGTTGTCAGCACCTAGCTCGCCCTTTTCTAAATTGTTTAATACGTCTATCAGTTCCTCTTGAAAGCTGGCGAGTTCCCAATCAGGCTGCATAAGTTTTACAAAGCCACGGAATGATTCGCTAGCGTCACGTAATCGCAGTAAATATCTCGCAACTTCTTGTTGCGTTGGTTTAACCAAGGCGTTTCCTTAATAGTTGGCTGGACTTTATCTCGTATTTGAGCCCAGAGTCCACAACTGTGTCAGACATTATTGTGAATAAGTGGTCAAGCACTGCTTCTTTGCGTTTTTCTGGTGGAACATTCTCTAAATTGGCGCTTTTCATAGCCATAGCGAATTGTTCTAGCGTGATTCGGGACTTAATTGCGTCCTTTCTTTGGTTTTTAATTAACATCTTCTACGTATTCTCCTTCAATTTGTTTGGTTCCAGAAGCAATCTGCTCCAATTCTGCACGAGACATCTCGGTTAAGTTCTTAATCTCGTGTTCGTGCTTGTGATATGCAGCGTTTAAGTCTGGAACTACTTTATTTAGTAGCATGCCAAAGACTCTTGCCTGTGTTGGCGTCCATTCTTTGCCGTGCATTACCACTTCATTGGCTATTACAATCTGGTCTTTTACATATTGCGCTATATTACTACGTATTTGCGCTGATTGCTGGGGCGTTAGTGGTTTGTTTTCCACTGTAGCCATGACTGTTTTCATATCTTTCACGCTTCCTTTGGCTGTTCGGCACTCCCAGGAACAGTATTTAGCCCTATCCATGTGGCTTGGCTTTACATAAAAGTCCTTTTCGCACCGTTCGCACTTCTTTGTACTTCTTTTTTCAGACGTTTTCAATTTTTGCTCCGATTATTTGTTGGGTAGGGGAGGTGACTATCTACGTTACACACGAGCGGGCGGGATACCCCCCTCCCCCTAGCCTCGTCTGCATGTGGTAACAGGCACAATTTGGTCACATAACGCATGCAAACCCTTGTAAACAAGGGTTTTTGACTCCCTATGTAGGGGTTTTTCTCTACGCATACGGCTAAAATTTTCAATTTTAGCTCCGAGAGGCTCCAAACAATCTT